CGAGGTTGGCCAGGCCGCGCAGCTTGTCAGCCAGAGCCACCAGCGCCGTGCCGACGGCCTGGGTGGCGCTGTGTTTAGGGGTCACCAACAGACGCGGCTGGGCGTTGAAGCGGCTTTTACCGTCGAGCAGCGCCTGCAGGCCGGTGCGTTTACCGTCGGCCAATACACCGCCGATGATTGCCGAAGTCTGCTCGGCGGCATCCTCAAGCTTGGCCACGCCACAGGCGACGATGACCGCCTTGGCGCGACTGTAAATAGCCTGGCAGGCCTTGGTGATTGCCGCATTCGCGCCGAAGGCAGCGATGGCTTCACGCTCGCTGGTGATCAGCACCAGGTCGTTGGCCTTGGCCGTGGCGGTCGGGCCTTCGGTAAAGGTGTCGACCAAGCCGATGATCGAGGAAGAAGGCAGCGCGATGGTGCGCGCGCCAGTGTCGACGTTGGTGACGGTGACGCCGTGGAAGAATCCACTCATGTTTGAATCTCCAGAAATGAAAAGCCCCGCAAAGGGCGGGGCTGTCGGTTACGTATTGCAGGACGGAAATGAAAACGCCCCGTCAGTGCGGGGCGTTTATTGAAGCAAGTCAGCCAGCCATTGCGGCTCTATAGGTCGGTGATCGATTAGTGGGAACTCTCCCACCTGGGGCCAGTCACGCAACGCACGCCTATAAGCTTGCAGCGCTTCATACTGCGCGTTAGTGAGCGTGGTGGTGCCACCCGCCTCCAGTTCGTCACGATGCCGAGATACGACACCATCGGTCGCCAGCAAGCATTCATCACGCCATTGCCGTTCAATGGCGGCCAAAACATCAGCGTCCGGCGGCGGCGGATCAGCCAGCGCCGGATAGCCATCTTCCCCCCAGGTAATAACCTTGCCTTTAGACTGCCCCGCCAGTAGATCAGCGTGATACTCATCAGAGATTTCAATCACGTCATTCGGCATAGAGCTATGAATTGTTAAGTTGTAGAAGCCGCGCGTTGTTTTTGAAGTGAACATAAATCCCCATTATTTCCCGATAGCAAATACGTAAACACCAACACCATTTGCTGCAGCGGTTATCGGTACCCCTGTAAGGCTTGCCGACCCAATATTTACAGGCATCGACGCCGCAACCTGCACATTAAAAACTGCTGTAGGGAATGCAATGGGGAAAGCAAAAGTCAACGGGGCCGGGCCTGCAGCCATGCTTCCCCACTGCAAAATCAGCCCACCTGGCAGTTTCTGATATCCGTTTCCCTGAAGAAGTGAGGCGAAGACAGAAGACGCACCGAGCTGCACGCCCCCCCACCCGTACCAAGCCCCCCCGCCGACATAAGCGATTGTCACGCTATCGCCAGGACCTAGCACGAAGGTGCGCGGCGTACCATTTCCAATCCCGAATAGGGCTTGGCCAACTGCCGCCTGCACGGTCACAGTTCCAGAGCCGGAGTTATTGAACTGGAACGTCGCCCCCACCGCTTCGGCCGCGCCGATTGGCAATGTTACGGTGATGGTGCCCGAGCAGTTAATGATCTGGCCCGCGTTATCCAACGCTAGAGCGCGCGTTGTGTTTACGCTGTTCTGACTGGAGAAGTTGCCAAGCGCCCGCTGTACGAATCCTGTCGAGGCAATGCTGGAGCCAGCGTCGAACCTCGCGGGTGTGGGGGCTGTTGGGTCGCCAGTGAATGCCGGACTTGCCGTGCGCGCCAGGCCGTTGGTGATGTCCCGGAACACCAGAGCGGTGGCCCCGATCACGATTGGCGCGTCGGTGATCAGCTGCCAGACGGTGTCGGCCAGGGTAGTCCCGGTTTCGGTAGAGACCGTGAGCGCCGGGGTTACCTCGGCGTTCTCGTCGGCATCGGCACTGCGTGCCCAGGCCCCGGCCGCTGCTACATAGATGCCGTTCTGACTGCCGGCGGCCTGATTCTTCACCAGTACGCGGTCGCCCGCCATCAGCGCCACGCCATCCACAGCCTGCAGACCGTTTAGAGTGATGTTCGCGGTGGTGGCCACGCGTACGGACGCCTTAGCGTCCTGGCGGTTCATTGCGGTGACGATAGCGGTGTCGACATATTCGCGAGTGGCCAGCACGACACTGGGATCGATCTTCAGTTCGACGGCGCCAGTATTGTTGACGATCAGCACCATGCGCACGGTCTGGGTACGGCCACTGCCTTCGGCGAGCAGTGGCTTGTAGGACGGCGCACAGTTAGCAATGGCAATCAGCGTGCCGGTGTTGTCCAGCAGACCGATTTCCCGAATCCACCAGCCGCCCACTGTCTCAGGGATGACTTGCTCGGCGATAATCTGGGCAGCGTTGCCCGCATCGATACTCAAGCGGTTCAGTGGCGCGCGGCGAACCTCATTGACCAGGATGGTGCGGTTAGCATCCGGCACAGGCACGTTACCGTTACCGTCCCCCACCGCCATCTGGGTGATTTGCAGGGGGGTACCAATGGCCGCAGCATTGGCCAGCTTGGCGGCACCGAGGGTGGTGAGAATAGCGTAATAGGTCACTGCCATGGGTAGACGCTCATAGTGTCAATTGTGTGCTCGCGGCCCGGCATGCTGAAACTGCCGACAACCTCGAGTTCTTGGGATAGGTAGGGGTAAACGGTAAGGGTGTCGCCGTCGTAGCACGCGGCTGAAACAGGCACGGTGCCCTGCACTTCGAGACTGATCGCCAGCCCGATCAGTTGCCGGGAAACGGGCTTCGCGTCGTCAATCAGGCGCTCAAGCTCCTGATACATTTCCTCAGTGATGCCGGTATCGAGCACGCCAACCTGAAGGCGGAAGGTGCCGGGCACCCCCTGGGGGGCTTCCTCCCACCACTCCTGTACTTCGATCAGGTAACCCAGCGGCTCCACGACCCGGCGCAACGCACCGATGGTGCCTTTATGCGCATGCACGTAGAACGCCGAGCGAATCACCGAGCGCTTGATTGCCTCTGGCCAGGTTTCGTCCCAGCGATCCACCGACCAGGCCCAGGCCAGTTGGTGCAGCAGGTGCGCCGGGCAGGTGTCCGGGTTGTACAGGGCGCGTAGCGGTATCTCGGTAACTTCAGCACCAGCGGCCTCGATGGCCTGTTCAAGCGCGGTACTGTTGAGCGGGAGCAAGCTGTTCATCTCAGCTCCCCCGCGTCACGCTGATGCCTTCGCACCAGGCCGCTTGCGCCATGCTCGGACGGATATCAGTCCAGTTGTTCAGATCGACCCGACTGACGCCATTGATATGCAACTGGGCATCCACCCCCGAGCGCGCTACTTCAACGCCCAGTCGCCGGCGAGGATTGACCCAGGCTTGCAGACGGCGCTTACACTCGGCCAGGGTTGCCTCGATCTCCGGGCCGCTGCCACTCATGTGCACCACGGCATCGATGCGGTACGGCAGGATTTCAGCGCTCTGCACTGTCAGGCGATCGGCCACCGGGCGCACATCGTCGTCGTTGAGCCGGGCGCGGACGGTTTCCAGCAAGTCGGCAGCCGCCACGCCATTGCCCTCCAGGGCCAGCACCGTGACCACCACAACCGCTGGCGACGGGCTCTGCGCAGTTGCATCGGCGACCTGGCCGGAGGCATTGCGGGCATGCAGGATGTAGCTGTTGCGCGGCCCTGCGGTGGTCAAACCTTCATAGACCAGTTGGACTCGCTCACGCAGGGCATCATCCTCTTCAAGTACCTCTGGCGTCGGCGGCACCGTGTCCGGATTCCCGGCCTGCACCACCAGGCGCTCAAGACGCACATTGGCGGCGAGTTGATCGAGGTCGGTGCCTTGCGCATACGCCAGCAACAGCGCCTTGGCGGCATCGTTGACCCGCGCCCGGTTGAGCAGTTTGCGATAGGCACCGACTTCCAGCAGTTTTGTCACCGGGTCGCTCTCCAGCAACGCGTCCCAGTTGTCGCCCATGTGCGACCGGAAGGTCGCCAGGTCCTCCTGGAAGATGGTCTCGAAATCGAGGTCTTCCAGCACCTGAGGCGCGGGCAGCGCCGAAAGATCCAGACTGCTCATGCCGTCACCTCCAACAGCTGGCTATCGCCCAGGTACTGTCCGCTGAGCTGCAGGCTGATCTGCCCGCCCGTCACCGCCAGCACCCGGACCCGCTCCAGTTTCAGGCGTGGCTCCCAGCGTGCGAGGGAACGCGCCACTTCGGCCTGCACCGCACTTTTCCAGCCGTCATTGACTGGCAGATCGACAAAGCGTCGTAGCGCGCTGCCATAGGCCGGACGCATGCGCCGGCTGCCCAGCGGTGTGGTCAGGATGTCTTCAATGGATTGGCGCACATGCTCGATGCCCGACAGCGATGCACCGGTACGGCGATTCACTCCGATCATCGGCTTACTCCTTTATTAGCGTGGCCATGATTTCTCCAGGCGTAAAAAAGCCCGCGTCGGCGGGCTGGGTTCAATGCTTGTGGTTGGCGGTGTTGCCGCCGGTGTCGATGATCTTGCCGCCGCCAAGGATGTCGCCGGTTACCCGTAGCATCCCGTTGACCTGCACCTCACCGGTCAGGGAAATGTTGGTGGCTTGGGCAACAATGGAGTCGGCGGTGACCACTGCCGAACTGCCGCCGACCTTTAAGGTCAGGGTGCCGCCGGGCAGCTCGATGGTGTAGCTGCTGGCCTGCCAGTCATAGACCAGCGAGCCGCCGTCGGCGAAGCGCCAGACCTCGACATGCTCGCGGTTGTCCGGTTGATCGCCGGCGTTTCCGTACAGACCGGGTATGAAAGTACCTTGCGCGGGCTCACCGCTCGGGCTGACCAGCACGCCTTGCTCATCAAGGCTGGGCGAGCGCCAATGCCGCGTCTTGCCAGCGGACAGGCTGTGCCAACGGACCCAAGTGCTGGTCCAGCCGGCACCGTCGGAAACCCGGACCTTGGCTGCAGCAAGATCGACCGCAACCACCCGGCAAGGAATGATCAACGCCGCCAACATGCGGTCATGGGCTGCACTG